GATGATCAAAGAATCTGCACAGGTTCAAGATCACACCAAAGGTACTGGTGCTAGCTACCTGTTGAACGATGCTTCACACGCTGTCGATGATACAACTATCGCGGCTGATACTGGCTCAGGTACTATCCTGGCAGGTGACATTGTTACTTTCGCAGGTGATTCTGTCAACAAGTATGTGGTTAATACAGCACTTTCTGGTGGTTCATTTGCCATTGGTGCTCCAGGATCACGTGTTGCGCTCGCAGATAATGCGGCAATCACTGTTGGTAACAGCTATGCGGCAAACGTTGCATTCCATCGTGCGGCTCTAGAAATCGCTATGCGAGCACCTGCTGTACCAGATGGTGGCGATGCGGCAGACGACGCTATGACAGTACAAGATCCATTCTCAGGATTGGTATTCGAGATCCGCGTATATAAAGGATATCGTAAGACCATGATCGAGGTTGCGGCATCTTGGGGTGTCAAAGCCTGGAAGCCTGACTACATTGCAGTCTTGCTTGGTTAAGGTAATTGGGGCGGCATTAGTCGCCCCTTTTCCTATTGGAGGTCAAAATGACTGAAGAAAAGAAAGAAGCACCGAAAAAACGCGGTCGACCTAAAAAAGAGTCGAGTGATTTGGTTAAGATGGTACACGAAGATGGTCGAAAGGCTGATGTCCATCCATCAATGGTTGAAGCCTACAGATCAGGCGGATATACAGAGGTTTAAAAGATGGCTTTAGTTGTCGAAGATGGTTCAGTCGTTACAGGTGCCAATAGTTATGTTACTGTGGCTGAATATAAAACATGGGCTGATGCTCGTGGGTTTACTTATGGTACCGATAGTGCTGTGGAACAAAATATTCTTCGCGCTATGGATTTCCTGGAACGTCAGAACTTCATCGGCAACAAAGCTAACGAAAATCAGCCTTTGCAATGGCCTAGAACTGAAGCATTGATCGATGGATACTATGCTGATGCGACAGAGATACCACCAGATGTCAAACGATCCCTTTACGAAGCCACCAAGTCTGAAATCGATGGTATTTCGGAAATTGCGAATCTTGAGCGTCGGACTATACGAGAAAAAATCGGAGATATTGAAGTACAGTATGACTCTTCGAGTGAAAGTCGTACAATTTCACCTGCTTTATCATTGGCATTGTCTAAAATTACACTTGGCGCGTATGCGATAACACGATTATGAGCTACTCGTATCTTGGGGTCAAATCAACTGCTACGGATCTATTAAAGAAATTCGGTCGGCAGTTTACATTTACTCGCAAGACAGACGGTTCATACGACCCAAATACCGGGTCTACTTCTCCATCTTCTTCTACGTATCAAAAGTACGGTGCGGTATTTGACTATTCCGACTCAGAGAGAGGCGAAGGAACGGTCCAAGAAGGCGATCGAAGGATACTTGCTGAAGGCCATACCTACCAAGTGGGTGACACAGTATCCATAGAATCCGAGAATTATCGTATTATAAGTATCTCAAATAATCAACCTGGCGATACGATCGTTACTTGTAATTTGCAGGTGCGAAAATGAGTTTTACCAAACAACTCGAATTAGCTACACTTAACCTGCAGAATTTCTCTGAAGAGCAGGTTAAAGGTACAATATTTAAAGTAATAAGTCTTGTTGTCAAACGTACACCCGTAGATATTGGTACTGCTCGTGGCAATTGGCAAGCCACAGTTAACGCGCCATCAGCATCACCTATTTCTAGAATAGACAGAGAAGGTGGACCAACGATTTCTACGGCTCAGAAGGTACTAAATCAGATGCCTTTAGGGTCGACATTCTATCTAACTAATAATTTACCGTATATTCTGACTCTAGAGTATGGCGGATATCCTAATCCACCTAAAGGTGGCCAAGGTAAGACAATTAATGGATTTTCACGCCTAGCACCGCAAGGCATGCTTAGAGTGACTCTATCTGAAGTGGCGAGGGCATTAAAGTAATGGCTACATTTTTTAATGATATCCAGGCCGCATTCGATAATCGTTTGAATACGTTGACCGGTGGGTATGATATCGCGTGGTCTAACATTACATATGAGCCTGATGCAGGTACAACGTATTTAAGACCATCATTTCTACCGACTGATACAGTACAGGTAGGACTTGGATCTTCTGGTTTGGACGATACTAGGGGTGTCTACCAAATCGATGTGGTTTACCCGGCGGGTAATGGAAGAACCACTGTCACCGACTCAGTGGCAGACCACTTCAAAAGGGGTACTACTTTGAGTTATAATGGTACCAATGTAAGGATTATATCGGCTTCGATTGGTCCTGCTATTAGAGATGGCGCATTTAATTTTGTGCCTGTCTCAGTGGCTTTTCAAACTTATACTGACGCGAGGTAACGCAAATGGCTATCGCAAACGGCGCACAACACTCTCTGCATTACATCGCAGAAAGTACATACGGTACTACACCGGCAACCCCAACTTGGACACCTCTACCACATACAGGTACGACATTGGCTCTTACTAAAGATGCTATCGAATCTGAAAAGCTACGTGGTGATCGTCAAGTTGAGGATTTTCGGCATGGTAATAAATCAATTGGTGGTGATGTCTCAGCAGAACTAGAATATGGCGCATTTGATGATCTTCTAGAAGCTGTCATGTGTGGCACCTGGACTACCAATGTATTGAAATCGGGTACGACTCGTCGATCATTTACATTAGAGCGTAAATTCGCTGATCTAGATACTGCCGAATTTCATCGGTATACTGGCTGTGAGTTCAACTCTCTGACTCTATCGGTCGCTCCAAATGCAATGGTATCAACCACTTTTGCGGTAGTCGGTAAAGACTTAAGTCTAGCAACGGCTGAGATTGCTTCATCCACGTATTCATCTGATGTGGGTAATACACCGTTCGACTCATTCACAGGGTCAATTACGGAAGGTGGCTCTTCAATCGCTACTGTAACTAGCCTGGAAATGACGATTGAAAATGGCCTAGAGCCTTTATTCTCAGTCGGATCGGACACTACCAATCGTCCATCAATCGGCAAATCACGTGTCACTGGCACACTAACTACATATTTTGATAGCAAGACATTGTATGAAAAATTCATCAATGAAACAGCATCTGAGATTGTATGTACATTGACTGATGTAGCAGGAAATGATATCCAAATCGATATTCCTAATGTCAAGTACAATTCAGGACAGCCAGATGTGTCTGGTGAAGGTGCCGTGACTGTGGCTATGGAATTTGTAGCGTTATACAGTTCTAGCGACGCTTCACAATTAGTAATCACTCGTACGGCGGCATAATATGGACTTTAATGATCTGGCTACAGCTCAATCACACGGCAACGGAGCAGAGATAAATATTCTGTCCCCAGTTGATGGCAAACCAACCGATGTATATATCTCAATTATGGGGATAGATTCTAAAGAGTGGCGAGCCGCGAAAAAAGCTCAAACGAGCCAGATCATTTCTGCCAGGGCCGACGGTAAAATGGAAGACCTGGATTATGACCGCATGGACGCTGAAGCGTTAGCTAAAATCACTCTTGGGTGGAAAGGCATAGCGAAAGAAGGCAAAGAATACAAATTTTCATATGAAAATGCATTGTCTTTATACTTAGATGCCCCTGCGGTTGTAAGCCAATTAATAGAATTTGTTAGTAATAGAGAAAATTTTACCAAAGGCTGATCAATGAATTCGTCACCTATGGTAGGTGGTGTTTTTGGATAAATTCCTACCCTGAAGGGTCAAAGATCAGCCGATTAGAAACTCTAAAACAGGTAGAAAAAAGTAGAGGTATTACACCGCCAGAATTGGCAAATGCTCCTACATTAAACGCAGACCACAATAGTGTATGGGAGGCATACACCAATCTTGCCGAATACACATGGTCTGAGATAGAATCGTACCAAAGAGTTACGGGCCATCTTCTGGATGGATGGGAAGTTGAGGCAGTGATGACACTCGCCAGATACAGGAGTTCAGAACCAATATGGCCACTGAAGTAGCAACGCTCACCTTTAAAGCTGATACCAAAGAGATCGAAGCGGCTCACCAAGAGCTAGTCAAGCTTAATAGACAAGGTAAAATTACCGACAAGACGCTTAAAGAATTCGAGAAATCGATGAAAGGCGCACTTAAGCCTACTGGCAAAATGCCTGTGGCTTTGGGTGATGTGGGTCGAAAAGCAGGTCAAGCCGGTATTCAATTCCAACAATTAATTGGTCAGGTACAAGCAGGTACAAGTCCAATGGTCGCTCTCTCACAACAGGCGGCTGACTTAGGCTTTGTACTCGGATTCCCACTAGCAGGTGCCGTTGCCGGTATCGCGGCTTCGTTAGCCGGTCCACTATTGTCGGCTTTATTCGGCGTATCAGAAGAAGTAGAAGAATTAAGCGATAGAGCCGAAAAGCTTGGTATTGATTTACGAGCCGCATTACCTGCTCTATTTGGCCAGGAATTAGACAAATTAACTGAGACGTATAATGAAGCAACGGAGGCTCTAAATCGGCAATTAGCGGTTCGTGCTAAGACAGAAGAAGCAATCAATAAAGAGATTAAGTCTGTAGTTGTTAGTCAGGCCGAAGTTAAAAGACTGTCT